GTACCAGTCTGTCCCGTAACGCCTGTTTGACCAGTAGTTCCAGTTTGGCCTGTTGCACCAGTCTGTCCCGTAACGCCTGTTTGACCAGTAGTTCCAGTTTGGCCTGTTGCACCAGTCTGTCCCGTAACGCCTGTTTGACCTGTTGTGCCTGTTTGACCGGTAGTTCCAGTTTGACCTGTTGTACCAGTATGTCCCGTAACGCCTGTTTGACCTGTTGTGCCAGTTTGACCTGTTGTACCAGTTTGGCCTGTTGCACCAGTCTGTCCCGTAACGCCTGTTTGACCTGTTGTACCAGTCTGACCTGTTGCACCAGTTTGTCCTGTTGTACCAGTCTGACCGGTAGTTCCAGTTTGGCCTGTTGTTCCTGTTTCACCTGTTGCACCAGTTTGACCTGTTGCACCAGTTTGACCCGTTGTGCCAGTTTGACCTGTTGCACCAGTTTGTCCAGTAACACCTGTTTGACCGGTAGTTCCAGTTTGGCCTGTTGTTCCTGTTTCACCTGTGGTTCCCGTGTTACCAGTAGTTCCTGTTTGACCTTCAATACTAAAAGTTGTATGAACATGAGAATAGTGATTAGCACCCTCAAAATACAGCGTCATTTCTGTATTAGAACCAAAAGATTCAACTCCATATATTTTCGCTACAATTCTATCAGATAATGATAAACCACTTATTGCATTTCCAATTGCAAAATTAGAAATATATGAGTTTGCTGAATTGTTTATTATTACATCACTTGCATCACTTGTGAAAATTAAAGTTTCGGTTCCGCTTGTATTTCTTTTATAAAATTCAATATAATAATAGCCACCATTTAAAAAACCACTTCCTGCTGTAATTGCAACATAAATATTGCAATCAAAAACTCCCGGTGGTATTACAGTCGTATTTGGATAATTAGAATTTGTAATGAAAGATGCAATTAATGTGGGAGATCCAGATAATACTTGGGATATTGAAGTTTGCGATGATGTACTGGGTACATTTCCAAGTTCTTTATAACCACTTACAAATGGATCTGAAACAGAGAAGTTAAAATATAAAACTTGACCTGAAGAAAAACCTTGCAATCCAGTTGGACCTGTACTTCCTGTTTGTCCAGTTGTACCTGTTTGACCAACAGAACCAGTTGGTCCTTTTGTTTTGCCTGAACTAAAATTTGTTCCACCTATAAACATATATTTTTTTCTTTTGTTGTGATTTAATTTATATACCAATTAAACATAATTTTTGTCCTGCTAAAGTTGCAACAGCATACAATCTATTGGTGTTGTCTATAGATATTGTTACGCTTTCTCCTGCACTTAATTCAAAACCGTTTGAAGTAGTAACTCCACTGGTTCCAATAAATATTGTTCCAGTGTTTGAATCGAGTGCTTTTATTGTTACCGACAAAGTTATTGCATTATTTGCAAGTTGTGCCGAGGTTAATCCAACTGTTTCTTGAAAAACCACAACATTGCTTTTTCCTAAACTTTGATCTGATGCCACAACAACTGGAATGCTATTTGCACTTGTCGATTGGCCTTTTCTAGCTTCTCGTACCACCAATCCCATATCACTTGTATCTGGCAAGGTGGTTTTTGCGGTTACGATGTCATCAAGTCCTTCTCCAGTAACCACAACACGAGGTCTTTTCCTTGTGATTGGAGCAGTTCCGTAAGTCACTGCTGTTTCATCCATAACATCCCCGCCACTGCCGGGATTTAACACTGTGTAGTCATCACTCATTTTCACCTCCTTATTATTTAGAATTTTTTCTATGAAAATGATGTTGAATAAATTGTCTAAATAATAGAAAATGTACTTTTGGAGAATATTATGACTACTTTATTGACAATCGATAATGATTATTGTCAACTCTTAACAACAGATGAAAAATTAAAAACCACTTTATGGGACTGTTTAAGATTCAGAGAAAGAAATTATTTTCACAGCCGACTTTATAAGCAAAGATTATGGGATGGATATACTGAGTTTTTCAAAAAACAAACTGGACGATTTTTGACAGGTCTTTTGCCAGAAATCACTGCTGCTTTAAAACATTTTAATGTTGACTATGAGATACAAGACTCAAGAACTGAATTTAAATTTTCTCAAACTGAGATAGATGAAAATTTTTTAAATCAAAATCTACCTCAAGGTTTTAGTCCTATAAAGCTTCATGACTATCAGGTCGATCTTATAAATCAAGCAATAAAACACAAAAGAGGAATAGTGTTTGCTCCGACATCTGCAGGAAAAACATTTATCTTAATGGGGATTTTAAAATCTCTGCCACCCAAAACTCCGACTCTTGTTCTTCAAAATAGAGTTGGTCTTGCTGAACAAAACTACGCAGAGCTTATCAAGTGGAATTTATCTAATGTTGGAAAACTTTGGGGTGGTTCGGTTGAACCTAATCTTATAACTGTTGCTAGTGTTCAATCGGTTTCAAAAATTGAAAAAGCTTTGCCTAAGTTTAAAGTATTAATAGTGGATGAAATACATGACATGATGTCAAAAACTCCTATAAATGTTTATAAGAAACTAAAAAACGCAGCAGTACGAATTGCAATTTCAGCAACTCCATTTAAATTTGGCGAAAAAGATAAAGTACAAAAACATCAAGTAAAAGGTTATTTTGGCCCTGTTTTAAAAATAAAATCTTCTGAAACTGGTGTTTTAACCACATCACAACTACAAGAGAGAGGAATTCTTTCTTCCAGTAACTGCAATTTTTATCCCATTAATGAACCAAACATTCCGTATGACATATATCTTGATGCTGTTACCAGAGGCATAGCGGAAAACTCATATTTTAATGAAATTGTTGCAAAATTAGCAAAAAAATGTAAAGGAAGAACACTTATATTGGTTGATCGGATTGCACATGGAGACATATTAAATAAAATGCTTCCTAATTCTCTTTGGGTTCAAGGCAAAGATAATTCAGACACTAGAAAAGAAGTCATAAAACTCCTGCAAAAATCTAGGAAATCAATCACTGCTATTGCCACACAACAAATATTCAATACAGGCATTAATGTTTTTGTGCATTCTCTTATAAATGCTGCTGGTGGTCAAGCTGATCATCAAATTATACAACGAATGGGTCGTGGACTAAGGACCGCAAAAGACAAAGAAGAATTACATTACTATGATTTTATTTTTAATATTAATCCGTATTTGCTTGAACATAGCAAAAAAAGAATAAAAATACTCAAAGAACAAGGCCATAATGTCGTTGTGCATGATTCGGTGAATATATGAATACACCAGAATTTGATAAAGAATATTATGATAGACAAATAATATTCATGTGTAAAAGATATAAAAAAATATTTTCTTTGTGGAAAATAAACTGGTCTAAATTTTATAAGTTTGCTTCTTTAAAACTTAACGAAAACTCATACAGAGTATGGATATTTTTATGTGGTTTAGATACAATATTAAAAGATTGTGCCTTTAAGCTAGACAAAAAAGAAAAAATAAAATTTATTCAGGAGTCATCTAAGAACAGAATTTTTCAAATCATTAAAGAAGATGATAAAATAAAATTCTATCTTAAAAACATCTAATGATTGAAATCTCCATAACTCAAGAAATGATTGATCGTGCCACAAAAAAATCTATAGAAATGGGTTCAATAAGAAATTCCATAACAAATGGCATGGGTAACATGGCAGGATTTATTGGAGAACAGGCTGCAAATGAAGTTATAAAAGGCATAATAAATAACACATATGATTATGATATTTTACAAGAAAATGTAGTTTGGGATGTTAAAACTAAACGATGTACTAGCAGACCAAAACCACATTATGAATGTTCTATTGCTGCCTTAAACACTCATCAAAAATGTACAAAATACGCATTTGTAAGAGTTGAAATTAGAAATGATGTGTGGCAAAAAGCTTATGTTTTAGGTTGGTTGGATAAAGACGAATACTACAAAAAATCTAAATTTTTAAAAAAAGGTGATTTTGATCCAGATAATAATTTTATTGTAAAATCAGATTGTTATAATGTAAAAATATCCGAATTAAATCCTTTTGAAATATAAT